AATTCATTAACCAATTTAACAATAACAGGAGATCTACATATAACAGGCACAACAACCGAAGTTGATACTCAAAATTTATTAGTTAAAGATAATATAATAGTAATTAATGACGAAGAAAGCGGAGTTGGAGTTACTGCTGGAGCCGCAGGTATAGAAATTCATAGAGGCCCAGGTCAAGATAAAGCCACTATTATGTGGAATGAAACAAGTGATAAATTTGAATTTAAAGTAGGAGCTCAAGATGCTATTTTAGTTTTTGATAATGTTGAACCTCCTGATTCTTCTGTAGGATATGATCAAGTAAAAATAAACAACCTAAGTGATCCTGGGCCCGGAGTTAATACGTTTTTAGAATCAGACGGAACAGGTAATTTTAATTTAACCGAAATACAAATAGGTGGCATTACATTAGATGGTTCTGTTACCGGTCCGGTAGATAATAATACATTAGCAAATTATTCTGTAACTTCCGATCATTTACAAGATTTTAGTGTTACATCATCTAAAATAGATACAACTCTTTCATTTGTAGGAAAAACAATTATTTTAAATCCTGCAGATATTTTATCTGCAATTAATGGTGCAGGATATTTCAATGTATCAAATCCTAATTTTAATGTTCCTGATGATTGTATTGATGCCGCAAAAATAGTAGATGGTTCTGTAACTGGTTTTAAATTAGCCAATACTTTAAATTTGGCATCAAAAACAATTCAATGGCCCGCCCTTCAAATTTTTAATCATGTTCAAATAGACGATTATTTAACAGTTAACAATATAACTGTAATAAACAATACATTATCTGTTACTGATAAAGTAACATTTACTAATCAAGGCGGCGATGATGCATTAACAATTAATAATTCGTCATCTGCAAATATTCTAAAATTACAAAATAATTCAGTTGATGTTTTTGTAGTAGATAATAGCGGCGATGTATCGATTAAACAAAATCTAATTATTGACAAAATTCTTCTTGAAAAATCAGGAACAGTAATTGTTAATGGAACTATTGCAACTATAAATTTAGCTCTAGGCGGCCATTTTGTATTAGAACTTGATGGTCTTACGGGAGATATAACAGAATTAGCAATATCTAATATAGATTTAACTCCTGGTGTAGTAACTAGCTTTATGTTAAAAGTTGTTCAAGGTCCGGTAGACAGAACAATTGCATGGAGCGGAATATCTTATATTAAATGGCCAGATGCAATGGGCGATGGTTCATTATCAGGTTTAGATGCTCCTATTATATCTTCAGGTAATGATAAAGAAGACCTTTTTAAATTTACTACATATGATAATGGAGGTTCTTGGTATGGTCAAATACTTGGTATGGATTATAGTGCCCCAGGACCAACTGTTACCGTTGTCACTACTACCATACCTAATACTGGTAATGCTGTAGTACAGAGCAATGCTACCGGCACAGCATATCTAATTAATACATCTGTTACACCTTTATACTTAGAAAGCCACATTACAGGAGCCGCAGACAATTTGTGGAATAGTGTTGCGATAAGTTCGCCTAATACTAATACTAACCTAGCGGCAACAGGACTTATAGATGGAACCTATAAGGCTTATTCGGTGAACAATGCAGGCACCCTTTCAATACCTTCTATTAATAGCGTAACTCTTGACACCTCTGCCCCAATTGCTAGTGCTACTACTTCCGTTATTACTAGTTCTGGTATTGCTGTGGTACAAAGTACAGAGACAGGTACAGTCTATCTAGTTAATACTGCTGTTACTGTTACCACTCTCGGAAGTATCACAGGGGCCGCAAATGATCAATGGAATAATGTTACTATCATAACAGCAAATACTGATACTAACTTGGCCGCTACAGGACTTGCAGACGGTACCTACAATGCGTATGCAATGGATGAGTTAGGCAATTTTTCATCAACGCCCTCAGCTAATAGCATAACTATTGGAGCAATGGCGGCTACTGGAGGAACAGAGACTACTTATGGCAATTATAAGGTTCACACATTTACCGCTGATGGTACTTTTACTGTTACTGATAATACTGGAGTTATAGATGTTATAGTAGTTGCAGGCGGTGGAGGCGGAACTGGTAGCGGAGGCACCGACGGTGGAGGCGGTGGAGCCGGAGGTGTTGTTGTTGCAACAGGCAAATCACTTGGAACCCAAGCATATGCAATTACTATAGGTGATGGAGGTACTGGTGTTTATAATAATCCTTGTAATGGAAATGGAGACGATAGTACATTTGCTGATATAATTACCAAAGGCGGAGGAGGTAGCGGGGGATATCAAAATTATAGTGCTTGTACTGGAGGCTCTGGAGGAGGTTGTCCAGGTAAAGGTCCTTATGCTGGCGACACAAATCAATTAACTTCAGGATCCCAAGGAGGAGGAACAGGATACGGAAATGTAGGTGGAGGTAATACTACTCAATTCAATGTTTACTGTGCTGGCTCTGGAGGAGGTGCAGGTACTAAAGGATACGCCGCCGAAGTTGATGGACCAAATACATCTCATGGAGATAATGCTTCACCTGGCGGTGACGGTATTGAAAATCTTTTCCAAACAGGAAGTAACCAATGGTATGCTGGTGGAGGAGCCAGTGGTCATACAGGCGGTTCTATAACTTTTGAATCTGGAGGAGCAGGAGGCGGAGGTAATACCTTAGCAAATGGTACTGCTAACACTGGAGGTGGTGGAGGTGGTGGTAATACTACTACTGGCGGTTCAGGTATAGTAATAATAAGATATATGTTTCAATAAATTATTAAGCGGCTATTTTTTGTATATTTGTTGCTATAATTTGTATTTTTTTAATAGCAGATTTATCATAAAAAACTAATTTAGCACCTGAATGTAATGGCTTAGGCCATGCTCCGATGTCTACCCAACAATATCCGCTAGACTCTTCGTTTAATATTGGGACAAATTCGTCATAACAAGCAATAACAAATGTTTTATAATTAAATCCATTTTCAGATTCAAATATATGTAAGGGATATATTTTATGTGAAACAGGAAGTTTCCCCATTTCTTCTTCTAATTCTCGTTCTAATGTTTCTAATGGCTGTTCGTCTTTTTCTGCTTTACCACCCCAAAATGCCCAAGTGCCAGAATGACTGACATTTTTTGATCGCATTTGAAGTAATATTCTACCAGTAGGTAAAGACAAAAAGATAGCGCCTACTCCGCTAATCATAAATATAATCTCCAATAGCCGGCTGGATAGTTTGCTTCAATTGCACTAATCCATTCTGTACCATTCCATTTCCATTTTTTACTATCTTGTGCATTTTGTGTAAATTTTATAGTTCCCCAGGTATGTCCTGCGGTTTCACATGTAGATTTAACAGCATGTTCATTATACGGACAACCTATATATGCGGCACTCGCATTAAAATCTACAGTCCACTCAGAGGAAGTTTGGTTATACTCTATTATATCATACTTATTGCCGTGTGTTCCGTGAACATCTGAAGTAACAATATGTGCATTATGTGCTACTCCGATAAATGTATGCCCACCAAATGCTAAACTATATATATGTTTTACTGTAGGCGATGTTTGTTGTGTCCACGACGCTCCGTTATTTGATGAAGTAGCAATAACTCCGTTGGTTCCTGCGATAACAAAAACTCCGTTACCAAAAGTGACTTCATAAAATCCGTCTGTTATTCCTGAATTTCTTGAAGTCCACGAAATTCCATCAACTGATGTAAGAATAGCATCATTTACTCCTGTAACAACAAATGTACTATTTCCATATGCTATTCCTCTAAGATGTTCTGAAGAACCAGAAGTTCTTTCAGTCCAGGTAACTGCATCAATAGAAGTATAAATTTTACCATTCCAAGTTACAAAAACATACAAACTATTTGCATAGATAACATCAAATATTGTTACTGTAATTGGTGTTGATTGTTCGGTCCAAGTGATTCCATCTGGGGAAGTAATAAGAGCTCCACCGGCACCTACTACAACATATTGGTTATTGCCCCATGTAACAGCTCTGAGTTGATTTGTAAATGCATTTGGAGGCGTTTGAGGAGACCAAGTAATTGCATCAGGTGATGTAAGAATAGTTGCATTATTTCCTACCGCAATCCATTGATCATTTCCATATGTAATACCATATATGGCCTCAGTTGTGCCTGAAGTTCGTTCAGTCCAGGTAACACCATGCCCTGGTGAACTTTGAATTTTACCAGTCATTCCAACTGTTACAAATAAACCATTATAGTAAGCAACATCATTTAAATGCACCCCTACGACAGTCTGACCTAATGACTGCCATTCTTCGCCTATAGTTCCGGTTCCTGTGCCTCCTGGCCAAGGAGTACCAACTGGTACCTCATCTAAAACCAAATATCGTTGACCATCGGCCGCCGCTGGTAATGTACCATCGCCAGGATAAGCAAGTGTAGGATTTATAATAGCATCTACAGTAGCAGTTTCTGCTGAGTTTGAAGGTAAAGTATCTGTATCTATAGTTGCTGTAAGTTGCGGACCTGTTGGCTCAGATAAAGTACCATATACTTGAAAATTTGCTTCACTTTCTACTAAAGCATCCATTAATTTAACTTGACTAACTCCTGTTCTAAAGTCAGCACCTCGTTCTAGGAATAAATCTTCCCAAGTATCGGTTGTAACTGATCCATCTTTATCTAATAATGTTAATAAATTACCTGTTAAGTTAACAACTTTATCACCATATGTTGTTACCATATAACTAGAATCTGCACCCGGAATAGAACCGTCATTTCTAAATTGTGCCATTTCTGTAGATGATTTTGCAGTAACAACAGAAGAAATAATTTGATGTATAAGTTTTTGTTTTGTAACTCGTGCCGGAACTGTTAAATGTATAGGCATTTTAAACATTAATGTTGCAATGTCTATAGTATCTTCAACGCCAGTTGGTATAGATCTATTTGTCCATTGAACACTGGTTAATTCTACAATAGATAATCGTGTCCAATCAAATGGATTATCTGTAGCATTAATATCAACAGCAGGATTATATAAAGTTAAAATTTGTTCTAGTAATTGAAATTTTTGATCACTATTACTTGTCCATATATCTACCTGCATTGTTAAATTATACGGAACAGGCATGTGTCGTTCAATTTGATATGTGTTACCTAATTCATTATCATATTCATTAGTTGTATAATTAAACTTTTTTTCAAACACCTGTACTTTATCTACTTCCATAGGTGCTCGTCTAGATTCCGGACTTATCTCTAATGCTTGAACCCAACAACTAATAAATGGTGCAGAATTTATTACATTTTCTGAATTTTGCTTTAAAATATGCATTGCCATGCGGTTAGCATCACCGTATCTAACAGGGACAGTTCTATATGTTTCTGTTTCTCTATCTATTTCAATTTGGAAATTTGCAAATAATCGCATAAATTGTTGCAAATATCTACGAGTTTGTTTATCGTAAAAAAAGTCCATTACACATCACTCTTTGGTTTTATTACACTAGATAATCCTTGTTTAGATTTAACATCTTCTCCAGGCATAGATATTGTATCTGGATTGTTTGTAAATCTTCGTTGCGAAAATACTCTTGATTCCCAACTATCATCATTAGGATTATGATCTGCTGTATATGTCCACAATGTTCCTACACGTTTATATAACCTATTAGGTGTAAAATCGGTTCGTACAAAGAAATCGCCTTCAGCAGGATTAGCAGGAAATTGTGTTCCGCTTGCAGGTGATATAGAATCATAATCAAACAAATGAGCAGTATCTAATATACCTGTATTCTCTTGTTCTGCGGCTTCGATAATAGTATCAGATATTTCAATTTCAGATGCATATGTACTAAGCACATCGGTGTCAGTTTCCATAATATCTTGAAATTCTTGTGTATCAGTCATCGGACCTACTTTAACACGCCATATATGGGGCCACCAAGATTGTGAAAATCCTTCTGATGCTCTGTTAGCATCTTCAACTACATAAAATTTATTAATACCATTTAAACTTGGATCTAACAATGTATCATCACGTAAATGTGGTAATTCTAATACATCACCTGACATTAGTTTTCTGCCAAGTTTTGCTATCATATCATTAATGTGAAATGATACAAATAAATTATCTGCTGTTAAAAAGAAACCAAATTGGGAAAGATCAAAATCATTATCACTTACATTATATAAACCACGTAATTCATAAATATCAGGATCATATTTTCTATCCCTATTTTCCATTAATAACATGTCTTGTATTGTTACTTCAGACGCACCATCTGTTGATGCATAGTGATTAGGTTGGGTTGGATCATTTTGTTCACCAACATTTTCTGGTCCTAAATATTTGTGTACTAAAAAGGCAGTCCCGCCCACTTCAAATTGTTCTCTAATGTTTGAATCAAAAAAGTTATAATCGTTGGACTTTTCTTGTCGCCAAAGGCTGAGTCGGGGCATATATCATTCCTTATTCTTAATATTTATCGAAATGTTGTGCCCCAATCGAATTAAACAATAGTATCTATAATAACTTTTGTGATATCATATGGATTAGCATTAGATGCAGGTCGTCTATCTTCTAAATAACCTGTTGTATAATTAGACTCAACTGTCTCGGGCGGTATTCTTACACTTGCACCTCTATTACCTTCGCCATAAGTAAACTCATCAATAGATGCTGTCTCATGTTTACCAGTCATTCGTTGGTCATTATCCTTGCCATAAACAGCGATATGTTCGTCATGTTTATCTTCTAATTTACCAAGTATGCTATCATATATGCCCTTATTTGCATTATTCCTCATAGAATCAATTGAGAAATTTGTATGCATACCAGATCCATTCCAATCACCTTTAATAGGCTTGGGTTCTATATTAATATCACAGTCATGTTCTTCTGCAACTCTCTCTAAAATGTATCGTGACATCCAAAGATCATCGCCTGCATTCTTTGCACCTTTACTAAACACTTGATATTCCCATTGTCCAAGAGCAACCTCGGCATTTGTACCCGTAATATCAATTTCTGCATCAATACATTTGGTCATATGATCAGATACTACATCTCTTCCTGCAACTTTGCTTGCACCTATACCACAATAATATGGACCTTGTGGACCAGGCTCTCCATTTTCCCAGCCTAGTGGTTTACCAGTGCCGTTTGTTATAAAGTATTCTTGTTCAAATCCAAACCAATAATCTTCAGAATCCTCAAATGTTATTGCTTCTCTTTTTTCGGTTGAACACATAACAAGCCAACCACCGAAATGGAATGGGTTATAATAGAGTTTAACAGGAGTTAATGTAACATCAGAATGATCACCAGGAGCTTGATCGGTTGATGAACCGTCATATGACCAAGATGGAACTTCTTCTAACGTATTAATATCACCTTCTGCGACTTTTGTTTTACTGCGTAAATGCTCGTTCGCATCGAGCCATACGTATTCTAGTACTGTCTTCATATTGTTTTCCTTCTAAAAACGCTTAATTTTATGCTGAAAATATAAGCACCGCCTATGAAATTTTCCATCTATTTTTCTTATAAAATGCTTAATTTTATGGCGTTTTTCTCATTGAGTATTTACCCCATTATAATATAATTTAACCGGTTACGAGAAATTTAAAAATTTCTGCGTAAATACCTAGCATTGTGTATAAAAAATAAATATATATGGAAACCTATTATAGGAAACCACGTTAATAATTAAAGCGGGGTAACATATGTTTCTTACAGATCATCTACAAAATGCGGCAAAAGCCGCCGGACGACCATGTAATTTGTCATACTATTTTTATCATGCATGGATCGCACTTAAATGCGGAACGATTTATTATTATATAGCGTTCTTCTCTCACGTACACGCAATTTTTCCTTTTGTTCATGCGGGCTTTGGTCTTGCAGAAATGATTGTTGCTCGAACCAATGTAATTCGTAAAAGTATTCCTGACTGGGAAGGCTGGAAAGAATTAGATAATTGGGACGACGAAAAATATGCCTCTTGATAATTTTTTAGAACGATTAGATAAAGAATTACTTAATCATTCTGTTATAACTGATAACAAATATTGTAATTGGTTTAAGCAAACAGAATTATCACCTACTGATGTATTTTATTTTACTCAACAGTTTTCTGTTTTCTCAAACCAATTTATTATTGCTCAATTGAATAAAGTTATAAATGCTATAGATTTAGAAGAAGCAAGAGCAGGAAAAGAAGTATTAGCAAATGAGTTAGGAGTTGCCTTTAAAGATGGTTCTGTTGATGGTGGCACATATAAATTTTATCATGCACATTTTGAATGGCTTGTTAAATTTGCTAAGCCATTAGGGTTAACGTTTAATGATATTGGAAAAAGAAAACACGGCGATCCACACACATTATTCTTTTGTGATGAATTAATTAGAATATATGGTAATGAAGATTTTAATGTATCAGCAGGTGCTAGTTTTGCAGTAGAAAATTGGGCGGCGGCTGGCTTTTGGAAAGATTTAATTGCAGGATTAGAAAATTTTAAGGAAAAACATAACCTTAATATATCGTTAGGATTTTTTAAATGGCATGATAACATAGAAGACCAACATGCTGAACATACCCAAGAAGAAATGAAAATGCTATATAGAGAACATAATTTAGATGAAGATGTGTTTATTAAAGCAGGCAATGAAATGCTTAATGGTGTTGAAGCATTTTGGGTTGGGCTAGATAGAGAGCGAGTAACAAGGGCACATTATGGACATTAGAGGCTTGCATCATTATGCATGGAAATGTGCTAGTGTTAACGAGACTAAAAAGTTTTATAGTGGTATTTTAAATTTACCACATGTACATACTATAAAAAAAGATTATGTTCCTAGTACAGGAGAATATGCTCCGTATGAACATATATTTTTTAAAATGGACGAAGGAAGCCATATCGCTTTTTTTGATATGGGGGATGGAAAAGGAACAACTACTGATTGTGATAATTGGATAGTTCATTTTGCATTCCGTGTCGATACAAAAGAAGATGTAGATAAATGGTATGAAAAATTAAAAGATTATAATGTAGATGTTATAGGTCCTACTAATCATGATGATTGGATTTATAGCATTTACTTTTTTGATCCAAATGGGTTAAGATTAGAAATCACAACGGAACTAAAAGAATGAGACTTGCTATTATTGGTGCAGGACGAATAGGTCTTGCTATAAATGATTTATTAGAAGATGATTTTGATATTAAATTGTGCGATTCTAGGGTTGCGGCAGAAACGTATGGAGTTAACTTACCAATAATTGATTTTATTGATGCTTCTGATATAAAGATGTTAGGTTCATTTATGGATTACTCGGATGTTGTCATTTCAGCAGTTAATTATAAATTTAATAGAGATATATTTCAACTTGCATTAAAAAAAGGAAAACATTATGTTGATTTAACAGAAGATGTAGAAACAACAAATTGGATTAGAGAAAATTCAAAAGATGCTAGTGTATCAATTATTCCTCAATGTGGATTGGCTCCGGGAGCAATTAATATTATAGGAGCTCATTTAGCAAGGCAATTTGAAAAACCTATATCACTTAAACTTAGAGTAGGTGCTTTACCTTTGTATCCTACAAATAATATGTCGTATTATTTAAGTTGGAATACTGCTGGATTATTAAATGAATATGTTAATATGTGTGACGCTATTGTTAATAGAGGAAAAGCAAAAGTTAAGCCACTTGAAGGCTTAGAAAAAATAATAATAGACGGAATAGAATATGAAGCATTTAACACATCAGGGGGTGTCGGCACGTTAACTGACACATATTGGTTACAAATAGATGAGTTAGATTATAAAACAATTAGATATCCAGGGCATGTAGATTATTTGCGTTTTATGTTTGAGGACTTAGGACTTAAAAATAATATGAAATTAGCAAATGAAATTTTTAATCAAAATGTACCTACAACAACAGATGATGTGGTGATATTTTTTGCAAAAGCAACTGGGTATATTAATGATAGTATAACAGAAAAAAATTGGGTATGCAAAATATACGGAAAAAATAACATGACAGCAATTGAACGAGCAACAGCAAGTGGAGTTGCAGAAGTTTTATGTATGTTAAAAGATAATAAATTATCTTCCGGTTTTATAAAGCAAGAGGACTTACCATTTGATAATTTCATTAATGGTAAGTTTGGAGAAATATATGGAACCACATGAACCATGGCTTATCGAAAGCGAAACACTTAGAGGACATCCAAAGGTATTACAATTGATACAAGGATCATGGATGACAATGACACTCCCCCTTACACAATTTTGTGATGGTAGTGCATATCTTAGTCACATGGAACGAATACGAGGTGCAAGAGGCGAAACATTAGATGAATCTGCATATACTATACCATTAATGTATCAAGCAGTAAGTGACAAATTTTTACCTTGGTGTGCTAATATTCCTGCGTTTCCTTATGAATATAAAATTGACTTTGAAGCCGAAATTGGTGCAATAGTAGATACCGTTCCAATGGGAACAAGTGTTGAAGATGCAGGAAAACGAATTAAATATATTACCATTATTAATGATATTAGTCTTCGTACTTTTTGTGCAAAAGAAGTGCAAACTGGATTTGGTTTTTTACAAGGAAAACCGCATAGTGCATTAGGAAAATGGAGCATACCAGTTATAGCATTAGAAGATGAGATTTGGCATGATAATAAATTTCATGCTACTATGATTGTTGAAGTTAACGGCGAACAAATAGGTAAAATTAATACATCAAAAGAAATGCATTTTGATTTTGCTCAATTAATAGCTCATGCCGCAAAAACTAGAGAATTAAGTAAAGGCACATTAATTGGAAGCGGGACTGTAAGCTCAAGCGATATTAACGACGGGTTTGGTTGTTTTATGGAACGAAATATAGTTACTGATAATAAAGAATACTTAAAATCGGGAGACAAAGTAAAAATGTATATAGAAGAATTTCCAAGACATCTTTTGATAGAACAAGGAGTAGTATAATGAACTGGATTGGTATAATATTTCTCATTAATACCGTATGGATTTCATTACCACCGACATTTGATTCAAAGGGTCGATTAACAGAACCACCAGGTGTAACATTTGGACTTAATGATGAATATTTTGAAGATGAAGAAGAATGTTGGGAATATTTTGATAAACATCCATCATTTGAACTTTTAGATGTATATAGTCGCAATCATTATGATATTGAATCTATAATGAAACGATATGCAATAAAACATGTTGGTACTGCTTATGTTACATGCAAACCAAAATATTTAGATAAAACAACAACACCACATTGGGAATAAAATATGAAATGGGTAGTACTAATATATCTTGCAATATTTGTCAATTCAACAGACGAATTGCGATATTCTAGGTTAGAATTTCCAGCACATGATTATTTTGATTGTGTTGACATAACAGAAGAAATTAATGAAATTGGAACGGCATATAATAGCGATATTCCGTATGTACGTAATTTTTTCTTAGTATATAGCAATTTAGTACACAAAATTAAAGCAGAATGTGTATACGCTAATCCTGAAGCCCCGTTACCTAAATGGGCAGATGACTTTGTAGGACCAAAATGGTATATGAAAGACGAAGCATACGAGCCAAGTGAAAATGATATAGATGAAGATAAATCATTAAAAGATGATAAATAGGTTGTCTAAACTAAACTGGCTCTGGGGGTAGGAATCGAACCTACACGCCCCTCTGCAAAGGGACAATACGCAAACAACGCACCACGTCTACCGTTTCGTCACCCCAGAGTCCGTTTCTTTTATAAGATGTTCCTCTTGATGCTCTGCAAGTTCATCAAGGTCTGTAAATGTTTCGTCGCACTCAAAGCAACTAGCAAATCCATATTTTTTATAAAAGTTTTTATCATAATCATATTTCAAAGTAATTCCGCTTTTTTCATACCTGCAATCAAGCGTGTCATTCCTATTCCTCCTCCAAACCTAGGTTTGAAGTCGTGTGTCAAAAATTCAAAAAGTTCATGTTCTACTCGTTCTTTACCAAATAAATCAAATAGTAATTGTGCATACCCACCATCTGAAATTGTATGGAATTGATGTTTCATTTCCTGCACATCAGTAGACCGTTCGGCACTACCAATGGTTTCCATGCCGCCAATAATAACATCGCATTTATTAGCAAGCCAGCCAGTTTTTTTCACATCTTGTTCACCAAGTTTCATGTTCCAGAAAGGACTTGTTGATTCTGGAAAATGTGTTAAAAAGAATACATCTCCATATTCTTGATACATTTCTCCTTCATGGTGTGCATCTAATTCTGCACCAGTATATTTTGCTAAAACACTTTGATACATGCCACCCGGAAAATCTAAATCTTTATATGGAGCTAAGTTTCGCTTACATTTAAATCCGAGATGCTTACAAAGGTCATTTTCTAATTGAAGTAAATCTTCAAAATTACCTGGCGCCTCAAATTCGAACATTGGAAAAATAAGTTCATGTCTACCTTCAACAGGATCCTGTTCTTGTCTATAACTAGTGCTAAGACAATAACACCCTGCTATCTCTGGTTTTGTAAGCAACTCGTATTCTAACCACATTTGTCCTGTTTGAGGTAATGGCCATACTTTACCGCCATACTCATAGGTTGCAACTGTAGTTGGATCTTCACAAGCCGCTAAAATACTAAGTCTGTTTTGAGTGTGAACTTCTAAAAAATTTTTGGAGTCAAAAAAGGAACGAAGAAGCTTGACCACAGTAGTGAATTCCGCTGGATCAATTAATTGTGTCATATCGTTTTGGTACTCCGCCTAAACCTAAGTATTTAGCATTTTAGCAAAAAATACTTGACTTTAGAAATAATAAGTAGTATAGTAAATATATACAAGGAAAAAAAATGAAACGACTATTAATAATTTTTATAATGGCGACATGGATCGTTTCTATTGGATGCGAAACAATACGGCAAAAAACAACTTGTTTCGGACATTGGGTTAAGGGTCCAGGCCCTCAAAGAGGTACTAGAGAACTTAATCGAGATGGCAGTTTACCTTATTATCAATGTGTAGATGAAAATAATAAAGGCAGTAATTTAGAAAAAATAAAACAATATAACTGAAATGTGGATGTGGCTGAACGGCTAGGCAACAGTTTGCAAAACTGTTTTATGCAGGTTCAACTCCTGTCGTCCACTCCAACTTATGAAACAAAGCACACAATTTAAAACATTTGAAAATTTTGTAAAAAAATTACAAAATAAAATATGTTATGCCTTAGAAAACATAAACGTAGAACAAGACGGAGCTGGCAAATTTATAGAAGATAGATGGCTTCGCCCCGAAGGCGGTGGAGGTATAACTAGAGTTATGCAACCAGAAAAATCTTCTTTTGCTGTTTCAACAATTTTTGAAAAAGCGGCTGTTAACTTTTCTAATGTAACAGGTCCTATTATACCTGGCATGACAAAAGCAGTTGAAATGGAAGGCGATGAGTTTAGTGCATGTGGTTGTTCTCTTATACTACACCCAACTCATCCCAAAGTTCCTACTGTTCATATGAATATTAGGTATTTTGAAACTAATGCAGGACAAAGTTGGTATGGAGGAGGAATAGATCTAACACCATTTTATCCATATCCTGAAGACTTTGTATTTTTTCATAAAACATTAGCAAAAGCATGTAACAAAGCAATACCAAATAGTTATGCACCTTTTAAAACTTGGTGTGATGAATACTTTACTATTAAACATAGAAATGAAATGCGAGGTATTGGAGGAGTCTTTTTTGATTATTTAGATGGTACAGATAAAGCCAATTTTAAATTAACTAAGTCTGTCGGCAATGCATTTCTTAAAGCATATCTACCTATAGTTGAAAATAGATCACAAGAATCTTATACTAGTTATGATATGGAGTTTATGAAAATTCGCAGAGGTAGATATATAGAATTTAATCTTGTATATGATAGAGGTACTCTTTTTGGATTAAAATCAAATGCTAGAGCAGAGTCTATATTGTGTTCGATGCCACCTTACGCAGATTTTATATATAATTGGACTCCTAAGATGGATGGTCCGCATCAAGAAATGATACAATATTATCAGCCAAAAGATTGGTTGACATTTGATCTGTAGAGTGTATAATATATGTATAACAGTTAAACATTTGTCCAGGAGACCGACATATGACACAGGAACACATCAACGATAAATTGAAACTCCAAATTGCAATTAATGCATTAATCGAACTTCGTTCAGAAGCACAAAGTGGGTCATATGAAATGTGTACAATAGATGCTACACTTGGAAACCTTGGTGTTCCTAGAGAATACTTAACATCTGCTGAGCGTGGCATACTTAAACATTATAACGTTTTCGAATAGTATGATTACAACTGTAAATTTAGCAATACTAGGATTAAGTATATTTGGATGGGTTGCAATTACTGCACCAGACGATTGTCCACCAAAGTATATGAAGACAATAGAGAAAGGTGGAGAACTAGTGAATAGCGGCGACATATCAACATATTGTTATACATCACCTTTGCCGTACGGAAAATATTATTGGGCTTTAAGAGAAGAATACGAGGAAGAAGATGAAGAGTAAACAATTTGGTAGACGTGATCGTCAAGAAGGTGCTATGAAACGCACCGAAGCACAACTTGCAATTTACGAGCAACAACTTGTAAATGACAAAGATAATAAAGATCTTAAGAAGAAGATTGAACGTGCCAAAAAAGTTGTTGAGAACACTAAGAAAAATTTAAAAGGGTAACTGCCGCACTGGTGGAATTGGTAGACACCCAAGACTTAAAATCTTGTGTTCATAAGAGCGTCCCGGTTCGAGTCCGGGGTGCGGCACCAGAATATACTACACCCAATCGAGAGTCGCAGACGTATCGTCCTTCTTTCGAGGAACTGTAATCATTTTACGGAGCTTCTAATGATTTATCATTATTGATGGCCGGGTAGGCAATTGATTATTGGTGATTTGGGTGTAGTATTTTGTTTGTGGGACTAATGCGTGACCGTGTTAGGTTTAAGAAATATGCCATTCGTGAGCACAATGGAGGTAGACCGGCGGGCGAGGGAACAAAAACCGAATGAACTACTATAGGGACATTTAAGGGGACCATGTGGGGACTCAATGGTAAATGCTACCACCGAGCGAAGCATGGCTGAGTTTGAAAGCATGCCTCTCAAAGATGTGTGTGGAAGGGCGGAACCTATAGCAGGCTTAACATGCCCACATTAAGTTAGACTAAGCACTTCGAGGGAAGGAGGCGATCGAGGGCTGAGATAGACGTTAAAGAAGCAATTTAATGATCTAGGGGTTGCACCCCCCAATGAGTGGCTCGGCGGTAGAAGTGTTATGGGAGAGTAGAGCGATTGCAACCTCTGCTCTCCTGTCTTCTTTTGTACTAAATATTACACAATGAAATATTTAATTATTTTAATTACATGTATATTACTGTATGGATGTGCAGATTATGATGTTGAAGAATACCCACCAAAATGGGTAGTTGCTTCACAATATCTACCTAGAGAAAAATTAAAAGGATTAACAGGTGCAGGATTTTTTGAAATAGGTGATTCTATATATTCCCATCATTGTGATAGGCATGGAAACATGATACGACTAAAATATGACGAAAAAGGTAAGCTCTGGAAACAAATAAAATACGAGACACACGGATGCAGAACGGATTCTTAGAACAGTTAGATACATGGCTATACAAATATAAAGAACAACAACTACATTTTTTCTGGGCCTTTAGTGTCACTACTCTTGCAGTATTTTGGCAACCCTTATTAATATCAGGATTAGTAATTACAATCGGAAAAGAACTTTGGGACTGGAAAAGTTTTAGCCATACTTTTTCATGGAAAGACTTGCAATGGGGCTTTATAGGCTGGATTGCAGGATTATTAATCGTGGGGGCGTAGCTCATCTGGGAGAGCGTATCCCTTGCACGGATAAGGTAGCTGGTTCGATCCCAGTCGCCTCCACCATGCGAGTATCGTATAAAGGCATTACCTTAGGCTTCCAACCTAATGATACGGGTTCGATTCCTGTTACTCGCTCCAATAAATTATGTTATACACAATTAAAATCGGACAACAAACAGTTTTTAAAACAAACAAGTTAAAAGAAGCATTTAAGGTTATTAAAGATATCTTTAATAAAGGTCATGAAGATGTTTATTTGTATGGTGGTAGGTTAGGTTCATGGAGATAACATTTAACATACCCTTAGGTATAGATATAGAATTTAATGAAGCATGTAATGCTAGTTGTGTATACTGTCCTGTTAGCATTAATCCTCGACGTAAAAATAAACATATGTCGTTAGAAGATAGCGATAGTATTTTTAAAAAATTAGAAAAACAAAC